GAATAGTAGAGGAATATGAAAAGTAAAATAAAAGACATAAAGCCAAATAAAAGCAATCCAAGAGTAATACGAGGTAATAAGTTCGATAAACTCGTAAAATCAATAAAACAATTTCCTCAGATGCTTGAGCTCAGACCAATAGTAGTTGATGAGGATATGGTTATACTTGGTGGTAATATGCGATATAAGGCTTGTGTAGAGGCAGGATTAAAAGAAGTGCCTATTAAGATAGCAAAAGGATTATCAGAAGAACAGAAGAAAGAGTTTATAATAAAAGATAATGTAGGCTTTGGAGAATGGGATTGGGATTTACTTGCTAATGAATGGGATTCGCAACAAATAGAAGAATGGGGATTAGATGTGTGGATACAAGATAATTACCTGGATCAAGAAGAAGATATTATAGATGAGGTAGAAGAAATAGAAGATATTTACGAGGTTACAATAAGTTGTAGAAATAAATCAGAACAACAAGATATATACAAAAGACTAAAAGAGCAGGGATATAATTGTATTGAAATATGAACAAAACCGAACACACTAAAAAGAAATTAAAAACTGAGGTTGCAAAGAAGTTAGTATTAGAGGCTTTAGAGAAATCTTTAGGTATAGTAACAACTGCTTGTAAAAAGGTAGGCATAGGTAGAACACAATATTATCAATGGCTAAAAGATGATGAAGAGTTTAAATCAGCAGTAGATGATATACAGAACATCGCACTTGATTTTGCAGAATCTAAACTACACGAACAAATAGGTGATAATAATACATCAGCTACAATATTCTATCTAAAGACAAAAGGTAAGAAAAGAGGTTATGTCGAAAGGTCAGATATTAATGTGAGCTCGGATGATAGAATCAAAATTGATATAATGCCTTTCGATGAAGAATCCGAAAGTTAAATTATTTCAAAAGCAGATTGAATGTTTCAAGCATCTCGAAGATAGACATACAACAGAAGTTCTATTCGGAGGTGGTGCAGGAGGTAGTAAAACCTTTACCGGATGCCTATGGCAAATAATACGCAGACTAAAGTATCCTGGCACAAGGTCAGTAATCGGAAGGTCAAAACTAAAGAATCTAAAGGCAACTACACTAAACACTTTCTTTGAGGTAGCAATAGATTTTTGTGGATTAACTCCGGAAGTAGATTTTAAATATAACGCATCAGATTCTACAATTACCTTTTACAATAAATCAGTAATATATCTTAAAGATTTATTCCTATATCCAAGCGATCCATTATTCACATCATTAGGTGGTTTAGAGATAACAGATTGTTTTATAGATGAAAGTTCAGAGGTAACAGAAAAAGCAGTCAATGTTTTAAACTCTCGTATCAGATATAAATTAGATGAATTTAACCTAATACCAAAAACACTATTAACCTGCAATCCATCAAAAGGATGGTTATATACGCAATACTACAAACCAGCATTACAGAATACTTTACCTGGCCATCGAAAGTTTGTTAAATCACTTGTATCAGATAATAAGGCAATATCTAAACATTACATATCTCAGTTAGAGAAATTGGATAAGATAAGTAAAGAAAGATTGTTGTTTGGTAATTGGGAATATATAGATGATGATGCTCTACTATTCGAGTATGATAATATTATGAATATGTTTACAAATACATTTGTAGAGAAAGGTACAAAATACATAACTTGCGATGTCGCAAGATTAGGTGCAGATAAAACGGTAATCATATTGTGGAGTGGATTGAGAGTTGAGAAGATTATTACATTTGATAAAAATACGATACCGGAAATAATAAACGAGATTAAAGCATTATCACAACAAAACTCAATACCTAATAGCAGAATAATAATAGACCAAGATGGTGTAGGTGGAGGTGTGGTTGATGGTATTAGTGGTTGTAAAGGTTTTACAAACGGAAGTAAAGCATTGAAAGGAGAGAACTATCAAAACCTAAAAACGCAATGCTTTTATAAACTTGCAGAGTTAGTAAACGATAACAAAATATTTATAGAGCATACTACACACAAGAATACGATTATACAAGAATTAGAAATCATTAAAAGAGATAAGGTAGATAAAGACCAGCAGAAACTTGCAATAGAAGGTAAAGATATACAGAAGAGTAAGTTAGGTCGTTCACCGGATTTTGCTGATGCTCTTATGATGAGGATGTGGTTTGAAGTATATGGATCGTATGGTGAGTATGCTATTATTTAATAACTTTTTATAAAATTAACCTTTGTATTTATAGGATGAAGAAAGAAATAGAAATAATTGTACCGGAAACTTGGGCAGATGTAAGTCTAAAAACTTATCAAAAGTACAATAGTAGAATTTCAAATTTAGAAGATGAAGATGAGATTGTTTTAGGCTCGATTAGTGCATTATGTAATATTCCGATAGACATAATCAAAAGGCTTAAAGTAAAAGACATAAAAACATTATATAAACGATTATCTAAACTAATATCAGTACCGGTTAATAAAGAGGTATTTGATAAGATAGAAATCAAAGGAGTAAAGTATGGATTTCATCCTAATCTCGATGAGCTCACAATGGGCGAGTTTGTAGATTTAGAAGAACAAACAAAAGATGGTGTAGATGGATTTCATAATGTTTTGGCAATCTTATATAGACCAATAACAGAAGAGAAAGGTAACAAGTATAATATTGAGCCTTACAATGAGAGCCACATAAAAAACGCATCATTGTTCCAGGAATTGAGCATCGATGTAGTTAATGGTGTAATGGTTTTTTTTTATCGTTTAGGGAACAAGTTTATCAAGAATTCCAATCGTTATTTAAATCAGAATCTAACCAAGTATCTGCAAGAAGTAACTACGGATGGTTTAGTATCATAGATACATTGGCAGGTGAGGATATTTTAAAGTTTAATGCAGTAACAGAATTACCTTTCAGATTATGCTTTATTAAGTTACAAATGATGAAAGATATATCAAGAGAAAAAAGTAAAAAGAAATGATTACATATAACGGTATTATAGACTATTTTAGAGAATTTGCAGATAAGCATTTTCAAATACATTCATTTACAGAGGGTACTGCTGATAAAATAGATTTAAAGAAGATAAACGATTATCCGGTATTGCATATTGATATTACCGGAACTGATATACAAGATAAGATGCTGGTATTTAATTTAGATGTTTATATCATCACATCAGCACAATCAGATGATGAGGCTCAAAGAGTAAATGCTTTATCAAGTATGTTAATGATAATGCAAGATTTGAGAGCAGAGTTTTTTGAGGGCAAGTATGTAGTGCCTAAATTATTAATGCTTAGAGGTAGTGAAGAATTATCTTGCACACCGATCCAAGAAGATTTTAATAATCGAGTTTATGGTTGGAGTACATCAATGAGTGTTACCGGAATAAATGAGGCAACAAGATGCACAATACCATATCCTACATATAACAATGTTATGGAACAATGGATTGGTAATGAATGGCAAAAGCCATTTGATAGTAATTTCTTTGGTTCGTTCTATTGGTGGAGTGCTAATACTCAAATACAAGATAAGATACAATATGCAAGTGATGGAGTAAATACAATAACATCATTAAAAAATCATAATTGGCTATCATCAAATGATTTAACATCTAATTATGCATCACAAACTGATAAGATTAGATATATAGAAGATGAACAAGCATTTAGATTTAAAGGTAGTGGTAGTCCATATTGGCTTACAAATATAATAGCAACACATACTGAAAGGTATTATTATTTTGCTATGAAAGTGAAAAACATAAAATCTTTAGATGCAGAAGATACTTCACTATTTCAAATTCATTCAAGTGGTCAAGCAGATGGTATAAGAGTTTCTATTGGTAGTCCTTTTATAAGAAATGAAATTTTAGGTGATGAGTTAGTTGTAGATGGTGGTTGGGCTCCCCATCAAGGCACTACAAATTGGTCTATTGATAACATTAATAACACCTTCACTTCTGATGGTGGTACGGGTTCAATAAAAAATAGTGGTTCATCTAATGTTAGTGTAGGTAAATATTATAAGGCAACTTATGAAATTTTAGATGCCAATGCAGGAAAAGTTAAATTGTTTAGTGGGAGTGGACAAGATGCAACTCCTCTTGAAACAGAAGTAGGTGTGCATTCACACATTTTTCAATCATTAAGCAATAGTATATACTTGTACTCTAACGGATTTAATGGTTCTGTTGGCAATGTTTCATTTAAAGAAGTAATCCAATTTGCCAATGATACACCTGCAAATAAAATTAAATTATCTAATTGGGATAATAGCATAAAAGAATCACCGGTAAATATTAGCGATGGCAGTAACGATTATATAAGAGAGGAATCTTTAACATTCGGTTTAGAGATAGGTGGAGATGATAAGAGTAGCGTTGTTAAATTAGTTTTAGATGGAGAAGTTGTTAGTACATTAACAATACCAACCGGTGAATTAGAATCAATTATTATTGGTAATAATCAAACCGGTAGTTTAGCTACTGCATCGTTTGATTTAGAAGAATTCTATGCATATAAGCATAACGGAATGTCTGAACATTTAGAAGATTTTATTAAGGTAACTGATTGGTTAAAATATAGATAATGGCAGAGCTCGATTTATCAAATACGGCAAAGGCTCTTGATTTATATGGCAAGGAAGTTATAAAGAGAGCAAAGAGAAATCTAAAGATTAAGAAAAAGGTAGATGGTAAATCGGTAACAACAGACAATACCGGCAAACTTGCATCAAGTCTTTATTATAAATTAACAAAAGGTAAATCCAGCATCAACATAAAATTTGAATCAAGTACAGATTATGGTAATTTTATGGAGAAAGGTGTGCAGGGTAGATTAAGCACATATGGATCGGTAAAGAAATATCCTACCGGAATGACAAAGGCAAAGTTCAAAAAGAATAATTTGCCAGGTGGAGTTGTTGAAAATTGGATTAGAACAAAGAAGGTAAAGTTAAGAGATAAGAATGGGCAGTTTGTACCAATGACTGATTCAAATATCAGAGGTGCATCTTATATGATTGGTAAAAGTATTGCAGAGAAAGGATTAGGTGCAAGAGGATTTATGGCAGATGCAATAGATGAAACTAAAAAAAGGTTTGCCATATCATTAAAAGAGGGTTTAATAAAAGATTTAAGAAACGCAATAGAGATTAAATAGATGGCAATACAAAACGCAAATTTTAATGCAGGTTCATTTGTAAAAGCAGGAAGTAAAAGAGTTATCACTTGCACATCAAATTCAATAGCATCAAACTTTAAATATAGATTTTATTTAGAGTTGATATATGATTCTAAAACTTACGCATATACATTTAGACCTAATGCAAACGGATATGGATTAATCAACATTGGCAAGATATTACAAAGCGTTGTTGAGCCTATTTCGGTTCAGCAGGTTCTTACAATACCGGATGCTGATGCAACTGCAACTACTAATTCTTTCCAGCAGAATATACATTCGATGCCACATATAATAAACGCATCTCCGGATAGAACTGCTTACCTATCAACCGGTGGTGCATCAGTAAAAAGAATAGAAGTAAAATTATGGGATTTTTATGCTGCTACTGCATCAGCAGTTCCAGCAAGGCAAGGTTCTCCGGTTACAGATTATTATTATATAATTGGTGGTAGACAAGAAAGCACCGGATTACTTGCAGAAACATTTGATAAATATAAACTTACCGGAAATACAAAAGAATTTATATCACCATTGTATTGCAAAGATTATAATGCAACTACAAAAGAATTTAATGTTGCTTTAACTGATTTTGGTACAATATCATTATTAAATAGAACTGCCGATGTAAACACAACCGGAGAACCTTTTGATTTTGCAATATCTTATCATTCAGCAGACGGTACTTTATTAGGTCAAACACTATTAGCAAATACAACAGATTTCGGAGGCAAATACGATGCGAGTGGTGTAACGGATGATTCAATGGTTTTAACATTTGGCTGTTTTCCTGCTAACCTTAATAAATTAGATGCAAGTTTAAACACACCATCTGATTATCCTACATTGGCTTATTATACAATAATAACAAGGGCAGCAAGTAATGCACAAACATCAAAAGTATATCGGTTTAATATTATAGATAGATGCGATAAATATGATGCACAAAGATTTGCCTATATTAATAGTTTTGGTGTTTGGGAATATATTACTTTTGATAAACTAAGAACAGATAAATTAAGCAAAAAAACAACAGAAATTAAATCATCAGTATTTGACTATTCAAAATCATATGCAACTATTTCTCCAATAGCATATCAAGAATCATCATATATTCCTGGAGTTGCTCACGAGAGTAGAATAATAAAGGCAGATAATTCAAAGGCATCATTTACAATAAACACCGGGTTCTTAGAATCTCACGAAATAGAAAAAGTTAAGGAAATGTTTTTAGCACCTAAGATTAATTACATTAATACTGATGGAACTGCATTAGCGGTTATATTAACAGATAAAAGTATTGAGGTTGTAGAGGTATCACATAAGTATGGGCAAACAGAATACCAATTAACATTTGAGTATTCGGTTCCAAAGTATAACGATATAATATTCTAATATGGCAGTTACATTAATAGCTTTAAATAAGGATGGGGATGAATTTCCATTAGATATTACAAAAGGTTCACCGGTAACAGCAGACTTTAATTTTAAGGATATTAAAGATTTAAAGGCTAAAGGTTCCTATACTTACAATTTTAGACTGCCATCATCGGTTGCAAACGAAAAGTATTTCGGGCATTATTTTATGGTAGGTTCTTATTTAGGTGGTAGTGGCTCTTATAATCCTTTTGTCAGAAGAGAGGCATATTTATTGCAAGATACGATAGAAGTATTTAGAGGCTTTATACAACTTGCTAATGTATATCTT